TTCCCAAGGATTGCTGTAGCTTTCGCTGCATCCGGGGTATATGTATATGTATGTTAGTATATATATATATATATATTTAAAAGGCTACTATATACGAATCAAGAATACAGACAATTCCCTAAAGAAAATTAGACAGAGATAATTAGAGAGGGTTGCACAGGGCAAGGGGAGAAGGGGGAGCACACAGCGACACAAAGAGCACAAAGGGAACATAGAGCACAACAGGAATCGGAGCGCGAGGATAGGAGATTCTAGGATTGATTGGCATTCTTTTCCTCTCTCCGCTCCAGCCCCGCTGAAATCCGTGAACCCGCTAAGTGAGCGTAACAATCTGCCATCCCTATATCAAGGATAAACCGGCAAGCCGGCGCTGCGCGTCCTTGACACATGGAACCCTGTCAGCTCGTTATCGTTCACACGCGGTCACGGGATTACAGCGAGTCTTGCGCTAAAGGGAAGCAGGATAGCAGGTTTGCAAGTGGCGGCCTCAAGGAAGGATAATCTAATCAATCTAACGCAGGGCCAATAAGCGACGCGCAGCGGAGACCAAACCACGACGCAAACGCGCAAGAATAAAAAGACTCAGTCTCTAATCAGTGTGTGCAATCGGAGATAACTTAGGGTTTCAGGCCCTTGACGCGGCCGACGGCACCGTGAGAGAATCCAAGAGTCGGGAAAGCCACGGCCAGCCGACTACGGGTAAACCCTAACGCACGATAGTGCTTAACGCAGCAAACGCTGCACAAAGGAAAGAAAGATCATGACAACCTCAGCAATCAACGCAAGCGGCGTTAAGCCTGCAATCCCGCCTAGCGTACAATTCACCCTCGAATGCAAACAAGCAGGGGATTGGTGTCTGTCTCTAGGAGAGGCTGAACTCTATCGGCTTTGGAATCACTGGAGACTGAGAAAAGAAACACTGCACAGACATAAATTGTTTAACTATGAGCAATTCAAAGTGAGCTTTACACTAAGAAGGGCATTCTGGCTTGCAAATGGAGCACCGATGATATGAAACACTGGTCATCTTGGCTCTGTCTAGCACTGGCCATTATCTCTTTCGCACTCGCAATGTACTTTTCACATCCGGAGATATTTCAATGAAGAAACACATAGCTGATCGTTGGGTAGCCGCACTGAGAAGCGGCCAATACAAACAAGCACACAACACCCTCAGACTCAAGGTTGGCGAAGAAACGAGCTTTTGTTGCCTTGGTGTTCTTTGTGACTTAGTTAAAGATGAGCCAGAGATTGAAGGTATTTGGAATGGCGCCCACTTTGAAGCAGGTGACAGAAGCGAGGGAGTGCTTCCATTCAGTGTGCAAACCTTTGCTGGAATGAGCACAGACTACGGGGAGCTTGGGCCAGAGCTTCAACCACTAGAGTCAGATGAGCCCGCCACCGCACTAACCGATCTAAACGATAGAGGCAAGACATTTGAAGAAATAGCAGCTCTGATCGAAGAACACTGGCAGATTCTCTGAGACTCCGTAGTCTTTTGCCAGCATAGAGATAAGACACTCTTTTGTCTCTATGCGGCAGCAGATTCGCTGCAACAGGCTACTGCCTGCGACAAACCAACACGCGATAAGCGTACACTAGGAAAAACAGATCATGGCAACAATCGACAAATCTTTCAATCCAGTGCAGCAAGCACTACGCGATCAGCGACCGCGCAAAGGACAGTATGCACAGCAAGCACGTGAACAGGCTTGCTGTAAATGCAACAAATTCAAGCCAGTCCTTGGGGGCAAGCGGCCAGACATGAAAGCAGTCGGCCGCAAGGCAGTACGTACAGGTTGTGTTCCTAAATTCATCTGCGCTGATTGCTCAACCGGGAAATAATCACCATGCAAACCTTCCTTCCATACGAAGATTTTAGGCGCACAGCTGCTGTTCTCGATACTCCACGACTTGGCAAGCAACGAGTCGAATGTCTACAGATTCTCCATGTACTGACTGGCAAGACTCTAGGCTGGCAACACCATCCAGCTGTCAAGATGTGGCGCGGCTATGAGCATGCACTCTGCGAATACAGCATTGCAATCTGCGAAGAGTGGATTTATGATAGATTCAATAGAGATACCTGCATGCACCAGATCAAACTGATTGAGGCGGCCTTGCCTGCTAAGCAAAGTGGGCCATTCTATCCGCCTTGGCTGGGAGATATTGATTTCCATCTCAGTCATCAAAGTAATCTGCTTCGTAAAGATCCAGCTCACTATGCTAAACACTTCCCAGGAGTCAAAGACAACCTGCGCTATGTGTGGCCAACTGACAAGCAAGGAGCAACAGCATGAGCGAACCAATTCTCAAGCATCGCATCAGGTGCAAGTTCTCAGGCTTGCAAATTGGTGAACTCTCAGTCACTACAGCGGCAGGTGCTATGGCTTATGTCTCCTACTGGGACAAATGCCTGGCCTATCATCCAGTCTTCTCCTTGCCTACTGAAAAACTGCTCAAGTTCACCAAGTATGAATGGGACAGACTTGCACAGCGCGCAGCAGATCAGGAGACAGCACAGGAAGAAAGCGACCTTCTTTGTGTGAGCTATCTAGCTCTGCTTCACAGGTTAGACTCCTTGCGACAGGATGTGCCAGCTTTGCCAGCACTGAGCACTGTTCAAGACACAATAGAGCGCCTCTTTCAGTTGACCTATTGGAAATGGCATGTAGAGAGTGCATCATTTGCCTTTCCTACACTGCATATCTCCAAACTCAATGGCAATACTGACTTCGGCAACATCGGAGACTATCTAGATATCTGTCTTGATCGCCGCAAGGACTACGAAGCAGGCTGCAATGAAGCACAAGAGCAAGAGAAAATCAGAGCAGCACAGCGTGCAATCAAAGCACTGTCTTCAGAGTGGGTAACACCAGCAAGCAAGAAGACTCTTTGGCGTTGGGTCCAAGCTCACCTGCCAGAGAAATACAAGCCAGACGGCGAAGGCTGGTTGAATACACTCTTTCTTGGTGGGTCAGCTGCAATCATTGAGTTTGATGAGGATGAACTCAACCTGGCAGAAGAGATAATAACTGCGTCCTGCCCGATTGGCACAGGCATCATGTTCGCAGTGCGAGAAAGGCTAGATGCTATCCGCACTACCTGGAGCCAATACCATAAAGCATTTGAGATTGAAATGAGCGATTTTGCAGAGAACAACAATCTCTATGTAGATGGCCAGAAAGTGGCGGCCCCGCACCCCGGCGACGAACCAACAATGCAAAGCGTAGACTTTAACAGAGGCAAATTCATTGTGGCGCATGCTAAGTGGACCATTGCCAAGTCTGCTTATCTCAAGACTGGAGGGATTCTGTGACGATAACGCAAGAAAAGCTGCAAGAAATCATTGCCAAGGCCAAGGCTGACTTGGAAGCTAAGAAGCAAGCGAGCGCACAAAGCAACGCGGCTAAGCTCAATGCAGAGTTCAAACAGACTCTCATTGTGCAACCAATACCTAAGCAAGAACAGGTAGCAGCGCCGCAAGCAACTCTCTCAGGCTGGTCCTGGAACGAAGAACAGAAACAAGCAATTGCCTACGGAGTCATTGGCAAGAGTTTTAATCTGATCGGCGCAGCAGGCACAGGCAAAACTACTACGCTTCGAGGATTGCTTCAGGCTAAGCTCGAAAGCCAGACAGTGCCAATGCTCAAGAGCAGCACGCAATATCTCAGCACTAACACTCCCGGTGTAATTCTTGTGTCTTACACTAGGCGTGCAGTGCGCAACATTGCAAAGCAAATGCCGAAGGAGCTTAAAGATCACTGTCTTACGATTCACAAGCTGCTTGAGTTTGCTCCTGAGAAATACATGGAAGATGGCCCTGAAGGAATGCCAATTCAAAAGATGCGCTTTGCGCCTCAGCGGCATCAAGGCAATCCACTGCCAGAAGAGATTGTCACGGTGATTGTCGACGAATCTTCGATGGTCAGCATTGAACTCTTCGAGCTGTTGGTTGATGCGCTGCCAGTACCGGCCCGTGTGCAATTTATTTTCCTAGGTGACTTGAACCAGCTACCGCCAGTTTATGGCCATCCAATTCTTGGCCAGAAGCTGTTGCAATTGCCAATTGTCGAGCTGACACAAGTCTACCGTCAAGCATTGGAAAGCCCGATCATATCGTTGGCACTGGCAGTCAAGAACAACAACTTCACTCAGTTCAACCGGGATGCAATCGAACTCTGGTCAGGTGACAAATACAAGCGGGAGAATGGCACCTGGAATTATGGTGCATTCGATGCTAAGGAGATTCGAGAGAAGATAGTTCTCGAAAAACCAGGGCGCGGCAAGGTAACTCTCCATCCCTGGAAAAAGAAGACAGAAACTGATGTTGGCTTGGCTTTCATGCAAGGTCAACTCAAAGCCTGGATTGACAATGGCGAGTATGATCCCAACGAAGACTTGGTTCTTTGTCCCTGGAACAAGAGCTTTGGAACTGACGAACTCAATCGGGCCATTGCCGACAAACTTGGCAAGAAGCGAGAAGCAACAATCTTTCACATCATCGCGGGTTACGAAAACTATTACTACGCAGTCGGCGACAAGCTGCTGGTTGACAAGAGCGAAGCCATCATTGAGAAGATCACGTCTAATCCTCGATATCTAGGTAAACGTGCAGCAGAACCTAGCCCGCAGCTTGACCGCTGGGGCAATAATGCTAAGGCCAGTGATGGCTCAACTGATGACTTTGACATTGATGCGGCCTTGCAAAGCCTGGAAGATGTTGACGAGCGCACAGCACAAGCAAGTCATCTAGTCGAAGTTCGATTCATTGACACGGGAGAGACTCAGATTCTCAAGACAGCAAGCGAACTCAATAAGACTAGCTATGCCTATGCAATCACGGTACACAAAGCGCAGGGCTCAGAATGCCGCAAGGTTTTCTTCCTGACTCATTATTGCCACTCAGCTATGTTGTTTCGTGAGTTGGTTTACACAGGCATTACACGAGCGGCCGAGGAAATCTATATTGTTTGCTCTCCAATGATGCTAACCAAAGCAGGTCATGCACCAAGAGTCAAAGGAGACACACTGAAAGCCAAGCTAGAATTCTACGCATCACGCATGAAAGAAAGGATAGGCAACCTCGATGGAAACTAAATTCAGCGGAGAGAAAGTAATCATGACTCTTGCTAAAGCCGAGAATCGAGTGGTTGCCTTTAGGCGGGCTTATCTGCATGCCAGTCGTAGAGGTCGAGCCGCAATTGTTGGCATCATCAACGAACAATTCTGGCCTCTTATCACGGAACTAGCAAGAGAAGGGAGCGGATCAATCAGAGTCTTGCAGGATCAACGAATTATTTGGAAAGGAGGAGTTGTCTTAGTTCCTTTCCTTGTGACTGATCGGACCTGGAGAGACCTTCCAGATTTCAATACCCTGGTATTTCTTAACGATAAAGGAGAGATCATCTATAGCTTGTGACACTACCCTTGGCAACAAAGCAGACCCCCTCTTGACAAGCACGGCGACTCCCGCTATAGTGCATGTTCCCTTACCGGAAGGGCAATCCGGAAAAACCTTTTCTCTCACAACCCACTTAGAAAGTTAGTCATGAACAAGTCTTCTTTTGGTTACTCGCAAGCAGTGTTGGCCGCCCTGTCTATGCGTGCAATGTCCGAAGGTGCAGAAAGCGCACCGACTGCATTCACTGGCAAAGAATTCAAGTTTGGTTTCAAGACTCCTGAAATCGTTGTTCGCGACGAAGATGGCAAAGAAATCAGCCGCTCGAAGGGTGAAGCGCATCCTGCAGTTAAGGCAGTGTTGCCCGTGCCGACAGTGGAAGAATTGCAAGTCTATTTGTCGCAGCTGGGCCAGACTCAGGTTCAAGGTGACAAGGAAGTGCCTACGGTGGCTTCTAAGGTTGCTGCCCTGATCCTGGAAGCAGTGCAAGATCTGATCTATCAGGCTGCACGCGCCCAGATCAATGAATTTCTGGATAAGAATGCAGAGAAGCCAGAAGCACGATTTACTGCTACTGACTTTGACTTGTCTCGTTTGTCGCTGGAATACATTGCTTCGCTGGATGCCAAGCAGCGTGGTGCATGGGCTCCTACTGATGCAGACCTGGAAGCATTCTGCACTGAGTACACCAATGTCTTTGTGCATGAAGTGCAGTATGATCCCAAGAAGGTCAAGGTTCACTGCGATCAGTACAAGAAAGGCTTTGCCAAGATCAAGGCTGACAAGGTGGCGCTGGGCAAGATGGCAGAATTTCTCACAATCTGGGCAAGCAAGGCCAGCGAAGCAGCAGCTGCAGATCACGAAGCAACCTACAACTGGTTGGCCAATCGCATCAAGAAGTACCAGGCTGCTGAAGAGA